TGCTTTGGCGCTTCCGTCCCTTGCACATCGCGCAGCTTAACCAGACATTCCTGCAAAAGCTGGTCACGCAGCGCATCGCTCTGTGTGGGCTGGCCGCCCCATTTCCCGTTCCATGTGATGTCGTCAGTCATCGTTCTTCTCCCTTATCTCAAAACCACGGGCTTCCAGTGCGGTGCGGGTCACAGCGACCTCATGACAAGCGAAAGGTTGTCCAGTCCGTCCACGCGCGCCATTGGAACCTTGCTATCAAAATAGTGCGTAGCGTAGTTGTTCGCGCCGACTATCTCGCCGTCGCAGTCAACCGTGACTGTGCAATATCCTGAATATCGACAGGCACCTTGCACCTTGTCATAGTGCGAAACGATAACGTGCATATGCCCGTTACGAGCACCAAAGCCGCCCCGAATAGGGTAAACGTTTCCAACCATATCTGGGCCCGTTGCGGGAATGGGGATGTTCGTATCAATTTCGATTTTCATTTCGTTTCTCCCAAGGCTGCGCTGATTGCGTCATCTACAACAGATGCACAGCGGTCGTAGGTGTCTACCTGCCACCAATCCCATGCGTCCTTAATCTCCTTCACCGCCTCACGCAGCTTCTCAATTTCCGCGCAGGCTGCGGCCATTGCTCCGTCAATCGCGCCATCCCACTCTATTGGGTGCTTGAACTGCAAGGTCATCCAATGTTCAGCCGTTGCGTCAATTAAAGTCTTCAGTCGGTCAATCTCCGCCGCTTGGTTTTTGATTAGGTCAGCCATCGTTCTTTTCCCTTATCTCCAGTCCACGGGCTGCGAGTGCGGCGCGAAGTTTGACAGCATATTCAGCTTTGGTTTCGCCGTATGTGCCGTCTTCTATTTCGCTGATAACCTCCACCAGCGGGTCAGGCTTGGGCTTGGGGATGATGAAGCGGTTAAAGTTCCTTGGCAGTGTGGGGTAGAGCGCCTTAATATACGTCATTACCCCGCTCACCTCTTGCCGGAACGCTTCGTGCTGTTCGATGGCGCGGCATAGGGCTTCGAGAACAATCCCGTAGCCCCTTCGGTCCCCGACGCCTTTCCAAAGCTCCTGCTCGCGTTCCGCTCGCACTTCGTTCACCAGCACGACGGCTTGTTCTTCCGCTGTCATACTAACCTCGTGATGAAGGTGACGCCGTCGATCGTGCGGCACTTGTAACAGCGACCCTTTCGGATGCCGTACTGGCTCACGTTCCGAGCGATGCGCTTCGGATCGCCGGGCTTGTCTGCGGCCATGCTAACGGTCTCGCCGATGGCTATGTCGCCCATCGGGTACGTCATCGGTCGGCTCATGCGAGGATGCCTCGCGCTACGCACGCCTGACGCAGAACCTCGGCGGGACGGAAGCCCCATATGCGGTAGGCCTCGCCGTACTCGCGTGCGACGGCAGTCATCTCGGCCTCGTTGATGCGCGTCTTCACCTTCAGGGCCTCCTGCTCCTTGAGCAGCTCGGCCGCGCGCACGAGTAGTTCGTGCTGTTTGTCTTCGGTAATCATGCTTCGATCTCCTTGAGAAAGGCTTCCTCAACTGTCGGCTGGCAGTGCCACTCTTCAAACGCGTCGACGTCCTCGCGGCGGAAGTCGTTCCACAGGTCGTTGAGGTACTCGTCGCGGATAAGCTCCAGCTGCGCCTCGTGCTCGAGCGAGAACTCGTCGGTTGCGCGGGCGTGCTCGACGGCCTGCGCCAGTATAGCCACGGTGCGTTCGTCGTTGGTCCAGTTGATCATGTCGTGTACTCCTTGTTGCTGATACCCTCGCCCTAGAGTAGTTTGAGGGTACATGCAACAACTATTTTGTCTGTTCGGCGTATGCGCTGTCGATGAGGGCGCGCAGTAGCTCTGGGCTGTACTTGCCGCCAAGCGTCTCCGTAATGTCGCGCTCAATTTCTGCGTATATCGGATCGACTGCGGGCTTCGGCTCCAGTGCGCTCAGGCGCGCGGCGAAGCCATCCATGCGGGAGCGATCTGCGCCTATGGCGTCGTCGATGCGTATGCGGTGCAGCTCAAGGGTGTTGAGGGTCTTTACTGCCTTGTTCAAGCGATCGTAGTTTGCGACTTCATCCTTAGACAGCTCGTTAAGGTCTTCCCGAAGTTTGGCGCAGACCTTCTCCAACCGCGCGACTGTGCCGTCCAAGGCATTCAAGCGTGTGTAGATCTCAGGGTGCTCGAATACGTTCACGGTCTCAATAGTCGGCGTGGGTTCCGGTGCTTCTGCGACAACGACGAACGTGGGTTGCCGCTGCTTGTGCCCCTGTATCTTCCGCAGGTCGTGTTTGGCGACGCGTTTAGCCGCGATCAGCGTGCGGATGGCATTGCCTACTGTGCACCGGCTGTAGCCAGTGACGACCATAAGCTCATGCTTTGTGGTCGCGCCGTTGTTCGTCAGGTACTCCAGTACGCGTTTTTCACTAATAATTAACTTCATTGGTCTTCTCCTTGTTGGACTTGGTAATCTTTGTGTGCGAAGCCGGGCGTCTCGCCCATGACCATCGTCGCGTTGACCCAGTGCCGCACGCCTTTGCGACTGGTGCGGTAGAAGCCTCGGCGCAGGTGTGATCGCGGAGAGGCATGCGTGCCACCCCCAACGCCATGCCGCTTCTTAGGCGCGCCTATGACCAGCGTCTTGTACGTGTAAAGCGGCCCCTTGCCCTTGATGCGCCGGATGCGGCTCTCTCGCGCGTCAGGCTCAATGTCCTCGGTGGTGACGTGGTTGTTCGCCAAGATCTGGCAGACGGCGGCGTAGAAGCGGATGAAGGGCCTGTTGGCTCCAATGTCGAGATTGTCCTTGTCCACTTGGTCGCGCAACAGCGCCTTCAATTCTGCATGGTAGGGCTCGTGCATCGAACCCTCGCCGTAGGCGAGGCGGAACAGCAGAGGGCCCGCGAACCAGCCGCCAGTTCCGCCGGACGCACTCTCCGTGCCGGGATCGGTGTGCGCGATGAAGTTGAGCTCGACGCCGTCGCCAGTGTCGCGCGCTATGACGATAGCGACAGCACCGGGGACCATTTGACCCTCGATCACAGTGACTGGGTAGGGTGGTCGCAAGTCTGCGAGGCGCATCGGCGTGTTTTCGTCAAGTAGAGGTATGTCAGGGCAGATGAACTTGACGCCGCGCGTCGCAGCCATGTCGACACGCTTACGCATAGCCTTGACGTCATGGGAGCTGATGCTCTTTGTCTGCTTCATGGTGTCCATGAACGCGGTCAGAAGGTGTCCGGGTCGTGCCATGTCATGCTGCCTCTTTCTGGATGTGCAGGGCCTCTTCGAGCAGCTCCTCGCGCAGCACGCGCAGCGCAGCCAGTCGGTCGAAGTGGGTGTTGCGGTCGGCGGTAAGCCGGTCGCGCTGGCACAGGTAGTCGCGGCCGTTGGGCGTGACCTGCTTGAGCGCCTCGATGGCGTCCATCAGGTGGTCCATCGCCTCGCGGCGCGGATCGATGAGTTCGGCAGCGCTGCTGCCGTTGTTGTTGAGTGTTGGTCGTATCATGCTGCGGCTCCTTGTTGCTGATGGGGTACCCTTAAACTGTGCAAATGCGTATTGCAATAGCTTATTTAATCCTCCACACGAGCAGCATGTTGTTCTCGCGCATGGTGCGCCAGCGCCAGCCTTTGACGTGGCTCTTGTTCAGCGAGTATATGAGGCGGCGCGTGCGCTGCATCTCCGGTGGTGTCAGGTCGAACTCGCCGCAGCGTGCGAGTGGGATCGACAGGATGCGGTCGTCAGTTGGTATGCGGATCATTTCGTTTGCTCCTTAGCTGATGGTCAGGCCGTCGCGGATGATGCCCGCGTAGACCGGTTTGAAGTAGCAGCGCTCGATGACGGTGCCGTTGGCCCAGTTCTGCGCGTCCTCGGGGAAGTGCTCGTCGGCCCAGTCCTTGGCCACAGTCGTCTGTGGCAGAAGGATGATGATGCTGCCGTGGTCCTGTACGTGGAAGTCGGTCATATTACTCTCCCTTGAATGTCTTGATGATTGCGACGGTGATGATGGTGGGCAGGACGCCCAAGAAGAAGATTGTCGTTCCGATATGAAAGGCTGTCATGCCGCGTCCCCTTCCGTCAGGTTGTCGGGGTAGACGCGGATGCCGTAGTACTCGGCGTCGTGACGCTCGATTGTGTTTGGGTAGAAGATCGACGGGTCGACCCAGCGGAAGCCGCCGTGCGCACTGGCGCTGGTCGTGCGGGCACCGGCTGGCACAACGACGCTGCCGCCGTGGCCGAAGGTGTGGGTGAAAGTCTCTTTGACGATGGTCATGATGATATGCTCCTGTGTTGCTGATGGTTATTCTTCGAGCCGCCAGCCGTACGACTTGATCGGGCCGGACACGCCGATGAGGCGCTTCTTGATCTGGCGGGTGAACTGGCCGTAGCGAGCGAGGGCGCGTGCGCGGGTCAGCCCCTCGTGGACTTCGATGTCTCCGTTCTCGAAGATGGCGTATGCAGTGTACTTGCTCATGTTCTGTGCTCCTGTTGCTGATATTAAATCCAAGTCTTGACGACGGTTTGGCCGAGGCTCTCCAACCATGCGCCGATCTCGGCGGCGACGTCGTTGGCTTCTTTCAGATTGCTTGCGCTTTCAGGCGTGATCTCTTCGCCAGCGGCGTTGAACGCAGCAACGATGTACTTGCCGGTGTAGCAAGGGTGCAGACCGATTTCGGCCTGAAGAGCGGCTGGCGTTCCGAGGTAGATGCGAGCTTCGGTGGTCATGTTATTTACTCCGTGTCTTCGTTGCTGATGCACCCTGATACTGTGGGTTTGAGGGTATGTCAACACCTACATGCACTTTTTTACAAATTATTTTTAGGCTGCACCATTTGCGCTTTTTGCATCGTGGTGCAGTCGCGTTGCAGCTCCATATTGCACCGTCCTGCATCAATGGCTGGGGGTTACCCTAAGGGGTACCCCCCGCTGATGCGGCGGTGCAGGAGCAAATGGGTTGCGGCGGTGCAGGCTCTGAAACTTTTACACCGTGATGCATTGCGTTGCAGATTTAGATAATGTAACACGGTGTATGTTGTAATGTTGCAAAGGAGAATTTTATGAAACTGTTTTCAAATGGTCGCGTTGAGAAAAGTCGACTGGAGAATTTTGTTCGGGACCGAGCGGGCGAGATGAGCCTCGTGCAGGATCGGGTCGGCAGCGAGGCGTTCTTGCAATTCTGCATCAAGGCCGCGCGCAGGCCGTCGGGTCGTGACACTCGCAGGCAGTCGCTTATCCGGACCATGCGGCGCATGCAGGAGCGCGGTGACCTGCCGTTCGTGGTCGACGGTGGGGAGTTCGTGTTGGCCAAGCCGGTCAAGCGGGAGCCCGCTGCGCCACTGAAGCGCTTCGGTCGTGTTGAGCTTGCGGTATTGCGCGCTGCTGACGAGCTGTCCCTCGCCGCTGACAGCGCGACTGCGGAGGATTTGGTCGCGCACGCCATTGCGCCGCTTGAGGTGGTCGATGGGCGTGATACGCGCAGGCAGACGGCACTTAGGGCGTTGCAGTCTCTGGTGCGGTCTGGTGACCTTCGCTTGGCGTCTGGGCGTGTTGTGTTCGGCACCCCTTGCCAGTGAGGTTCGGGATGCGTATGTTGGGAGCTTAACTGGTAGTCCTGCCAACTAGAGCGGAGCATGCAGATCATGGCCAAGCGCCAAACGAAGAGAACACCCGAGGTCGAGGAGCGCATCATCGACGGCCTGTCGAACGGCGTCGCGCTGCGTGTGTTGTGCAGGCAGGATGACATGCCAGCGTGGCGTACGGTGTATGACTGGATGCGCGCAGACGAAGAGTTCGCCGCACAGGTCGCGTGCGCGCGAGATTTGGGCTTTGAGGCCCTCGCCGAAGACATCCTCGACATCGCAGACAACACAAGGGCCATCAGCGACCACGTGCAACTTAGCAAGATGCGCATCGACACGCGTCTTAAGCTGCTCGCATGCTGGAGCCCGAAGCGCTACGGCACGAAGCAAGACGTCAGCATCGGCAACAAGGAAGGCGAGACCCTCAAGATCGACGCAAACGCAGACAACATCGCACTGACCAAACTACTGTCGAGCGTTGTCGCACAACAGCCGGGCGCTGACGAGACTGACGCGGCGGCCTGATGCCTCCCCTGCACGACATCACCGACACGTTCAGTCGCATGACGCTTGATGACCTCACGCCCATGCAGCGCGTGCACCTCGACTGGCAACTGCGCTGGCGCAGGACTGCGCGCGCCAATCAGTTCGTGCCCCGCACGGACTGGACGGAGCTGGGCGTGCTGGCAGGTAGAGGCTATGGCAAAACCCGCGTGGGGGCTGAATGGTTGACGCGTGCAGTGTTCGAGGACGAAAGCGGCTTCGACAGCTGCGTCATCGCGCCGACGTATCAGGACGTTAAGTTTACCTGCTTCGAGGGCGAAAGCGGCATACTCAACGTACTGCCCAACGCGCTACTTGCAGATTACAACAAGTCGGATCTGGTTGTGAAGATGTACAACGCGGCCGGTAACATCTGCACGATACGCGGCTTCACGGCCGAGAAGCCCGAGCGTCTGCGCGGGCCGCAGCACACGCGCGCATGGTGCGACGAGCTGGCCGCGTGGCAGTACGACGAAGACACGTGGGACATGATGATGATGGGCATGCGTCTGGGCGA